GGATATTTTATACCATTTTTAAGTACCACTCTATTTTGTAGTTGTTGAGGTGGAACCCAACTAACTTTAAATCTACCCTTTGGATCTGGGTAGAATATTACTTGTGAATCTTTAATACCACTTACCCATTGAAAATTACCAGTTGTAATTCCAAGGGTTCTAGACATTTCTTCGTTATAATCTATTTGCTCATATATTTTAACAAGATTAAAAATAGAATTTTTAGTCTCATCTCTAAAAGCATGCTCTGTAGTTCTTGGGAACTGGCGGTAAAATTCATTTAAAGCATCTTGATCATCTTTTAAACCATCAACTTCGTTTTGCCAGTTATCTATTACACCTACATCTATTAATTCACCATCTGGGGCGAACACATCGCTGTCAGGAGTAGTGAATACTGGAATTCCGTACTCGTCAATAAATCCTTCGTAGTTCCATTCCATTGGGATAAACAAAGAGTATAAACCAGATTTCGTCTGACCATTTCTATTTCTTTTAGTGACATCTGATGCATTGTATAATTTTTTAAAGTTATCACCTCCTTTGTCTAAAGCGTTTGATGTTGAACCCATCATACACTTACCTACAATTCTACTACCTAATCTTAAACAAGTTTTTGTAACCCTCCAGTTGTTTAATATGTTATCAGGCCTCTCCCATTTACCACTTTCATCGTGTACTAATAAGTTTAGCTTTTCACCGTCATAACTATTGTCGCCTGTGTTTTTCCAGTCAATAGTAGTATCTAACCCCTGTATATCTTCTAATTGTTCGTTAGTTGTTATTTTTTTTCTTGTAAACTTACTAGCTGGTACTCTATACGCTAATTCAGATTTAGGACGATCCATACCATCTTGAATAGGTTTAAAGAAAAAAGGATAATTAATACTAATAGGTAC